TTTGACTATTCAGTTATAGGTGATTCTGTAAACTTGGCAAGTAGATTAGAGGGAGTTTCTAAAAACTATGACGCCACATTGGTAGTGGGAGAAGATACTGCTGATGGTATAGATTTTATTCCATTGACAAGACCAAATGGATTTAAATTTAAAAAACTTGATACCGTCAAAGTAAAAGGGAAGTCAAATAAAGTCACCATTTACACAATAGAGAGAGAAAATGGATTGGGGAACAATTAACTTTTGGATCATAATAGGATTAATAGTCTATATGAATTGGTCTATATATAAATGGATAGATAGAGAATTTTAATGGCAAACGAACATACAGATATAAGAGTTGAATTAGCAACTCTAAAACAAGAGATAGAAAATTCAAAAGATATTCAAGGTCGTTTAGATACTGCTATAGATAAATTAACAGATGTTTCTACTTGTGTTAAGTCAATGTTGGCAGTACACGAAGAAAAAATACAAAGATCAGAAGCAACAGACGAAGTTATCTTTACAAAATTAAGAGAAAGACAGAATGAGATTGATTCTGGATATAGAGATTTACAACGAGAAATGGATCAAGTGGAGAAAAGACTTTTAAATGAGATTAGGTCTTTGCGTAATGATATAGGTGGTAGAGTAGGAGTCCTAGAGAAATACAGATGGATTATCCTAGGTGGATTCCTTGCTATAGGTTGGATTTTATCAAAGAACTTCAAGTTTATAATGCAAATGATGTCAGGAACTGGTATATAATCAGTCCCTTGGTATCTTAAGCAAAACCCTAAAATTTAGGGTGCAGGAAGTATCGGCGGTATTTTTTTAACTGAAAAAGTCGGTCAGATTACGCTTGACTTTTTTACGCAAATGTAGTATAGTGAATACTGCTATGTCAAGTTATATTGATTTAAAATTTATTAATGATGTTTCAAGTAGATTAAGTCAGTTTAAGAAAAAAACTGATTACTTATTCAACTTCAGATGTCCTCATTGTGGAGACTCACAAAAGTCCAAAACAAAAGCGAGAGCATATCTTTATAGAGTAAAAAATGATATGTTCTTTAAATGTCATAATTGTGGACAAGGACAGAATTTCGCCAATTTTTTAAAATTTGTAGACCCTAAACTATATTCTGAATATGTTTTAGAGAGATACAAAGGCTCGGCACCTGCGACACCGACACCAAAGTTTGATTTTAAACCAACGAAGTTTAAAGATCAGACAATACTAGATGATCTAAAATCTATATCTGATTTGCCTGAAGATCATCCTGCTAGATTATATTGTACGAAACGAAAGATACCTGAAAAGTATTTTGATATTCTATATCTATGTAATAAGTTTATGACTTTAGTTAACAAAGTAAAACCTAAAACTTACAAAGTTATTAAAGATCATCCTAGACTTATCATACCGTTTTTTGATACGACAGGAAAATTGTTTGCTTTTCAAGGTAGAGCTTTCGGTAAAGAACAACCAAAGTATCTAACAATAAAACTAGATGAAAACAAACAAAAAATTTATGGGCTTGAACGAGTCAATTTTACCAAACAGGTTAAAATCGTTGAAGGCCCGATTGATAGTCTTTTTATTAGCAATTGTCTTGCTGCCGCTGGTGCAGATTTATTTTTAAAAAATAAAATACCTAATGAAAAAGTTTTATACATATTTGATAACGAACCACGCAACAAAGAGATCGTTGACAGAATGTATAAAGTGATTGAAAAAGATTTTAATATTGTTATATGGCCAGACGACATACAACTTAAAGATGTAAATGATATGATAGTGAATGGTACAACTCCGTCTGAAATTGAAAATATTATAAGTAAGAACACATACAATAAATTATCGGCATTAACAAAACTAACCCATTGGAAAAAGGTTTAACGGAGGATTATGGTACAAGAGATTATTAATGTAGTGAAACGAGGTACCCGAGGAAAAGAACCTTTAAACATTGAAAAGATACACGATATGGTAGAGTATGCCGTTGAAGATATAAAAGGTGTATCATCATCACAAGTAGAAATGCAAAGTGGTCTACAATTTTATGATGGAATGACCACAGATGAAATTCAACAAATTTTAATTAAGTCCGCCGCTGATTTAATTTCTTTAGAAAATCCAAATTATCAATATGTTGCCGCTAGACTATTACTTTATAGTTTAAGAAAACAAGTTATAGATAAACTTTGGGATCACCCACACATATACAATCACACTAAAAAATGTATTGAGAAAGGTGTTTATGATTCTTCTATAATGGAGTTGTATGAGAAAAAAGATTTTGATAGAATGGAAGGTTGGATAAATCACAATAGAGATTATGATTTTACTTACGCAGGATTAAGACAAGTCATTGACAAATATCTAGTACAAGATAGATCAAGTGGTGAGATTTATGAAACACCACAATTTATGTATATGATGATTTCTGCTACACTATTTGCTAAGTATCCTAAAAATAAAAGAATGTCATATGTTAAAAAATACTATGACGCAATATCACAATTTAAAATAAACATACCAACACCAGTAATGGCAGGTGTAAGAACACCTATTAAACAATATGCAAGTTGTGTATTAGTTGATGTTGATGATACTTTACCAAGTATCTTTTCAAGTGATATGGCAATTGGTAGATATGTTGCTCAAAGGGCAGGTATCGGTATCAATGCAGGTAGAATAAGAGGTATCAATAGTAGAATAAGAGGTGGTGAAGTACAACACACAGGTGTTATACCGTTTCTTAAAAAGTTTGAATCAACCGTTAAATGTTGTACACAAAACGGTGTAAGAGGTGGTTCTGCTACCGTACACTTTCCTATTTGGCACCAAGAGATAGAAGACATTATTGTTCTAAAGAATAATAAAGGTACCGAAGATAATAGAGTTAGAAAATTAGATTACTCTATACAAATATCAAAACTATTTTACGAAAGATTTATTAACGAAGAAGATATAACTTTGTTTTCACCACACGAAGTACCTGAATTGTATGAGGCTTGGGGTACAGATAAGTTTGATGAACTATATCAAACAGCAGAAAGAAAAACAAGTGTTAGTAAAAAGAAAGTATCAGCACAAACACTCTTTGGTAATATTCTAAAAGAAAGAGCAGAAACAGGTCGTATCTACATAATGAATATTGACCATTGTAATACTCACTCATCATTTAAAGACTTAATTAGAATGTCAAACTTATGCCAAGAAATTACTTTACCTACTGATCCTATACAACACATAGACCAAGAAGGTGAAATTGCATTATGTATTTTATCTGCTATCAATGTAGGTCTAATTGACAAAAGAGATGAATTAGAACCTTTATGTGATTTAGCAGTTAGGGCGTTAGATGAAATTATAGATCATCAAAAGTATCCTATAAACGCTGCTGAAATATCTACAAAGAAAAGAAGAAGTTTAGGTGTAGGTTATATAGGACTTGCACACTATCTTGCTAAAAAAGGATACAGATACGATCAGAAACTTGCGTGGAGACAAGTTGATAAATTAACAGAAGCATTCCAATATTATCTATTGAAGTCAAGTAAAGAACTTGCTGAAGAAAAAGGCAAGTGTGAATACTTTAATAGAACAAAATATTCCGATGGTATTCTTCCTATTGACACTTACAAGAAAGAGGTAGACGAGGTTGTAACCAGAAATCTTACCTATGATTGGGAGTGGTTAAGAAAAGAAATAAAAACATATGGGCTACGACATAGCACACTCACAGCCCAAATGCCATCAGAATCCTCTAGTGTGGTATCTAATGCAACAAACGGCATAGAACCACCTAGAGATTATTTAAGTGTTAAGAAAAGTAAAAAAGGTCCTTTAAAACAAATTGTTCCTGATTATAAAAGATTGAAAAATAATTATAGTTTATTATGGGATATGAAAGGAAACGAAGGATACATAAATATCGTTGCAGTAATGCAAAAGTATTTTGACCAGGCAATATCTGGTAATTGGTCATACAATCCTGAAGATTATGAAGACAATCAAGTGCCTGTATCAGTAATGGCACAAGATTTATTGACAACTTATAAACTAGGTTGGAAGACTTCTTATTATCAAAATACTTATGACGCTAAAAAAGATATTGACGAACCAGTACACGACATTGGTTGGATAGATGAAACAAAACAACCTGAACAAAAAGAGGAAGACGAGAATTGCGACTCGTGTACAATTTAATGAAAAGTGTATTTAACAAAGATAAGAATTTAGACTCAACAAAACAATCAATGTTTTTTGGTCCTGATTTAGCAGTACAAAGATATGATACTATGAAGTATCCTGTCTTTGATAAACTAACTCAACAACAATTAGGATATTTTTGGAGACCTGAAGAAGTTTCTTTACAAAAAGATAGAAACGATTACCTAGAATTAAGAGAAGAACAAAAGTTTATATTTACATCTAACTTAAAGTATCAAACTATGTTAGATAGTGTACAAGGTAGAGGACCTTGTCTTGCATTTTTACCTTTTGTATCATTACCAGAATTAGAAGGTGCTATAGTTGCTTGGGACTTTATGGAAACTATACACAGCAGATCATATACTTACATTATTAAAAATTTATATTCAGACCCTAGTGAAGTATTTGATACTATTATAGAAGATGATAAGATTAAAGCAAGAGCAAAATCTGTAACTCAAACTTATGATGATTTAATCCATATGGGTTATCAATGGGCAACAGAAAAAAAAGTTGATATGTATGAGTTAAAGAAAAGATTATATCTTGCTATGGTATCAGTAAATATATTAGAAGGTTTAAGATTCTATGTATCATTTGCTTGTTCATTTGCTTTTGGTGAGTTAAAGAAATTAGAAGGTTCAGCAAAAATTATATCTTTTATTGCTAGGGATGAAAGTCAACACCTTGCAATGTCGCAAAGAATAATTAATAACTGGAAAGATGTAGAAAAAGATTCAGACTTTACAAAAATTATTAAAGAAACAGATAAAGAAGTTTATAAAATGTATGATGAGGCAGTACAAGAAGAAAAGCGTTGGGCGACTTATTTGTTCTCTAAAGGTTCTATGATAGGATTATCAGAAAAACTATTACATCAATTTGTAGAGTATATGGCAAATAGAAGAATGAGAGCAATACAATTAACACCTGCTTACGATCAAAAGACTAATCCTTTACCTTGGACAGATCATTGGTTGAATAGTAAAGGTACTCAAAATGCACCACAGGAAACAGAAATAGAAAGTTATGTTATCGGTGGTATAAAACAAGATGTAAAGAAAGATCAATTTAAAAAGTTTAAACTATAATGGAAAAATCAGAAAAACATTGTTCTAATTGCAACACTAAATATAGTATAACTTGGGATGAAGAAAAGAGCGATATGGAACCTTGGACTTGTCCATTTTGCGGATATGAAGTAGATGATGAGGAAGATATTGATAGAGAAGTGCCAGATGACGCAGAACACGATAGTTGGAATTGATTATAGTTTGACCAGTCCTTGTGTCTGTGTCAATGACGGAGAAAAGATTATGTTTTATTATTTAACAAAAAAGAAAAAACACCTTGGCAAAATTGCCAAAAATATTATTGGTGAAGAACACCAAGAATATAATACTCCCATAGAAAGATTTACAAACATATCAACTTGGGTAATGTCAAAATTACCAAAGTCATTAAAAGTTTATATTGAAGGATATTCCTTTGGTTCAAAAGGTCAAGCAGTATTTCAAATTGCTGAAAATTGTGGTATACTAAAATATAGATTACAAGAGGCAAACATACCTTACGAAACAATTGTACCTAGTGTTGTTAAAAAAGGTGCAACAGGTAAAGGTAATGCTGATAAAGATATGATGTACGAAGCGTTTAATAAAGAAACTAAAATTGATTTGAAGAAACTATTTGATACTGATAAAGTAGGTAACCCTATATCAGATATTGCAGATAGTTATTTTATACAAAAGGTTGGAAATGAAAATAGCAGTAGTAACTAGTCTTAACAGAAAATTATACGAGTATTACGCACATAGATTTTACAAGACATATAATTGGCCGTTTGATTGTTATATCTACCACGAAGGATGGATACCTGAAATTGATCCAATGCGAAATATCTTCCATAGAGATATACACGAAACAAATCCTACACTAAAAGATTTCATAAAAAGAAATGATAGTAAAAATATTTTTAGTACAATTAAAGGTACTGATAATAGCGAAATAGTATATGGTTTAGATTTTATTAAAGACGCAATTAGATTTAGTTATAAAATGTATGCCAAAACACATTTAATGCTAGAAGGTAATTATGATTATGTTTTTTGGATTGACGCAGATGTTATGTTCAAAAAAATGATTAGTGAAGAAATAATATTAAGAGATATATTACCTGAAGATAAAACTATTTGCTACCTAGAAAGACCTGCCCCACCTCATTATCCTGAATGTGGATTTGTAGGTTATAATTTAACTAATAAACATACACAAAAATTTGTACAAGAATTAAGAAACACATACGAACAAGATTTACTTTTCAATGAAAAACAATGGCACGATTCATATGTTTGGAATGAAGTAAGAAAAAGAACTTTGAATGGTCAACCTCAAATGGATTTGACAGGTAGAAGAAAAGATGGTCACGTGTGGCCAGAATCAAAAATCGCACCATACACGGCGCATTTAAAAGGTAAACTAAAAAAGGATGCTGGTGTTGATGAAATAGATAAACAAGTCAATAAAGGAGATTACAATGACTAATTTATATTTAGGTGGAAAAGATTTACCTGATGATTATGTTGATGAAAATGGTGCTCACTATGATGTGGGTTCTAAAAACAAAGGAGATGTAGATAATACTACAACAGACGAACACGATAAAACTTATGAGAATGAAGGTACTAGAGACCTTACTCCAATGGTTCAAATTAGTTTAAAAGAATACGATAGACTAAAAGAAAGAACAAAGTATATTACAGATAAAGATATGATTGCTCAAATTGATAAGATAGAGTTTTTTGTTAAAGAATTGAGAAAACATATTGTAAGAACAGATATATAATACAATGGCATACGATTACGATTTAAACGATAAACCTAAAACATCAAAAGAAGAACGAGATAGATTGATGAAAGAGTTTTTAGAAAAAGGTGGCAAGGTAGAAAAATGTGGACCAGGTTATCCTATCAATGTAGGTAGTTTAGATAAGAGTCGAAAACCAGGATGGACACGACAAGAAATTAAAGAAGGCATAAAAGGTAAGACACCTATGCCAGATTTAAGTACATATAAACCAGGGTCGTACCACGATCACCCACCAAGTGGAAACAATCCACCTCGTTGGGAATTTCAACCAAAAAATAAGATGGCAGGAAAATGACTAGAGTTTTTATAGGATATGATGATAATGAAAAAGTAGCATTTAGTGTATTGAGTCATAGTTTACTTAAACACTCAACACAACCTATAGCAATTACACCTATCAGATTACAAAATATTAAAGATGTATTTGTTAGAGAAAGATTAAAGATACAATCAACTGAATTTGCTTTTAGTAGATTTCTTGTACCTTATCTTTGCAATTATTCAGGACACGCAATCTTTATGGATTGTGATATGTTATCTCGGTCAGATATATCAGCATTATGGCGACAAAGAACAACAAAGTATGCTGTTCAATGTGTACAACACGATTATACACCAACTAGTACGGTTAAGTTTTTAAATCAACCACAAACACCTTACCCTAAAAAGAATTGGTCTAGTATGATGATATTTAATAATGCTAAATGCACAGCACTTACACCTGATTATGTTAATAGTGCTACAGGATTAGAACTTCATCAATTTAAATGGTTAGAAAATGAAAATTTAGTAGGTAAAGTTGACGAAGAATGGAACTGGTTAGTAGGTGAGTATGAAAAAAATCCACACGCTAAACTAGTACATTATACTGAAGGTGGACCTTATTTTAAAAATTATAAACATTGTGATTATGCAGATGAATGGTTTGAAACATTTAAAGAAACAACAAGAACGGATATGTAATGGATAATTTATACGAAATATATTTGGAACAGGCAAAGTTAATGCACCAGGAT